CACATTCATGGTACAGGGTATAGTTTTCGTTAATCGTCTTTGCAATGTCACTTAGTTTAGCATCTTTCTCTAATAACTTTAGATCGGGACAAGGTTCTAACAAGGTTTCAGGTGCTTCAGGAAACTTCATTTTAACGGGTACAGGTTTTGATGCACACCCCGCTAAGAAAAGAACACTCAAAAGAATTATAAGTTTCACTTCCCCCCTCCCACCGAACGATTATGTGACTCAATGAAAGCCTCTGGGATAGGACAAGTATTGTCATAACGAACAACTTCTTTTTCAATATACTGCACTGTGTTTTGTCCTCTCTCTCGCACAATCTTTTCTTGAACAACAATTTTTTCAACTATCTTCACAGTTTCAATCGCACCCCTTGCCTCAGCTTCAGCTAATTTAGCTTCAACTTGTCGTACCTTAGCTTCCCATGCTTCATTATTAGTAATCGACCCAGACATATAGACACCAATTACAATAAAAAAGATTGACACAACTTGAATGGGTGTCTTATACATGTAAAGGACCGGTAGGGGTATGAATCGAAGTAAGTAAGTTGCAACGTACCCCAAAAGTCCTATTAAAAGGATTGCATAAAAAATCCAATTAGGAAGCCATTCTAGAATCCACATCATCTTTCCTTTTCAGTTATTTATTCCTATAAACAAATCTGCAATCTCTGAAAACAACCATAGGGCGACCATAATGGCAAAAACAAGTGCACTTCCCCATCCCAGATAATAGAAAAATATTTCTCTTCTTCTCATTTGTTCTTTAATCAAATTTTCACGATCCTCACGCACCTTCTTTCGCATATGAATAAACTCACGATATCCTTCCAAGCCTAGGTGATTCAATGCACCATAAAGAAACATGTGATAAATGTCACCTTCCATTTCACGAATTTTTACTTGTGCAGCGAACACATCAAAAGCCGCAGCGGTTTCACTGTTCTTAAATCCTATCTTTTCAAAGATACCTGGGGGTTTGACTTTTTCTTGGTTAATAAACGCCTGCAAATTTCCCGCAGCACTTGCCCATTTGCTAAGTTCGCCATAAACATCTTGCACTTCTCGACCAATCTCAACAGCTTTCTTTATACCATTGAAAGCAGCAGTTGCAGCAGCCAATAAACTTACGGGATCCATGTTAGTTCGCTAAAGGATTGTCGAGAGCTTTCTTGATCTTGTCATCAACATCTCTTCTAATAGTTCTAAGTTCGCTTGCAGTATCACGCTCTATTCTGTTGACTCTTTCATTAACGGTTTGAACAGTTCCATCCACTTGTTTCTGCATCTCTCGAACTTGAGCATCAACACCTCTGCGAATTTCTTTTATCTCGCCATCGACCTGTCTGCGAATGTCGTTAATATCTTTCTCAACTTCACGCTGAGCAGTTTTATATCCTCGCTCGATACTCTCCAAAACAGTTTCTACTCTACGAATGTCAGCTTTCAGGTTGGTGTTGATATCTCGAGTGTAACCAACCACTTTCTCGCTGTTCTCTTCTAACTTAATAATGCGTGTTTCATACTCACTAAAGTCAGGGGCAACATACTCAGCAATCTTCTTCTTCATGCCCATGTAATCTTTATATGTCTCAAAGACTCCATAGAGTCCACCAATCAATGATGATACAATACCAAATGCAATCATAAGTTTTGCGGGAGTAAAACTATATCCCCCAATGCTGATAACGGTGTCTTTGCTGGCGTACTTCTTTGCAGCAGCCTCTAGATCGTCTACTTTTTTGTTTAGATTTTTATCTTCTGTATTGCTCATCTACCATCTCCTTATGTAGCCTGTCGCTCCTTTGACTCAATGCTCTTTGTGCTCTTGCATTATCGTTTATCACATTACCTCGGTAAATAACACTAGAGGGATAAAATTGTGCATCAGGTAGCGGAGCGTTTAGATACGTTTCGAATCCAGGCACAGTTCCTATTTCTGCCATCACTTGCGCCTGCTGTTGTGATTGTGGATCTGCTCTTCTAACTTGTGTCTCCCTTGTTGTAGGAAGAGGTTGTCTTAAAGCTTGATTTGAATTTTCTGTTTGTCTACTTTGCCTTCTAGAATCTAGTAATGTTATTCTCAATCCTGGAATGATTATTCCAGTACCTAACGATTGTTCTTTTGTTTCATTAACTTCTTTAGGTAAAGGTTTTGGGGGAGCTATGACTTGGTTGACTATCACATCAGGTGTCACAGGAACTTCAGTTACTAATGCAACAGGATCTTGCTGAATAACAACTTCAGGTTGTGTAGATTGTGTCACAACTACAACAGGTGTAAATCCTGCACATTGAGGATTACTTTGTGGATTGGCTTTACAAGCGTCTTCCTGTATTTTTTGTTGGTATGCTTGTTGATACCCGGGACACTGTGGGTTGTAAAATACATTAATAGAACATTGCTGATTAAAGAACGCCTGTGCATATCCCTGGCAACCTGCATTATAAAGAGGGTTAGCTGTACATTGTTGTGTAAAATACGCTTGTGAATATCCTGGACAAGATGAATCAAATAATGGGTTAGCGGTGCATTGTTGTAACTTAAATGCTTCAGCAAATCCTGAGCAAGAAGGTGATGACAAAGGATTTAATGCACACGGATCTAAAGAATAGCGTAATCTTACATCAATATTTCTTATCTCAGACCCATAGTAACCTGCCCAATACCCCCTATCAGACCCCCTAATGGCAATGTTTAACCTATCTACCTCTGATAAAGAATAACGATTTTCAAATGTTTGTGAACCCGAATAAGTTGTCCAATTAAATATTCTATAAGAATAGTCATATGTCTTTGATTCTAAAGTATTTCCATTTGAATTAGTAAGGGCGACTGTTATCTGAAGCGGGTCTGCTTCATGGGATTGACCAGCAGCACCTGCGTTTGCATTCTTGATATTCCAACTGTAATCATACCCACGCACTTGTATCCCCGTCCCGCTTAGTGCTTGGTTGATTGCAACTGATTGATTTAGTGTGGTGGTACCGTAACTAAACAGTATAGCACCGTCACCTGAGCGCTGTACAGGGCAAGGACCTCCCCTTGTTCCTCCCCAAATCATTCCGCTGAACTGATCCAAACACCCCTGCCAGCCATTCGGCTGAATTAGATTGGGGGTTGTTTGAATATCCTGAGCGTTAGAGTATGAGAGCGATGAGAAGAAGAGTGCCAAGCCCAGCAGAAACTTTTTGCCAGAAACTTGCATTGTTTTGTTCTTTCATTGGTTGTGGTTTACGCTCTGGACTTGCATCCCAGATTCTTTTCGCCTCATCACCTATTTTTCCATCAATAGGACAGGGTGTTCCTGCATCCATCATAGATGTAAACACTCGGTGATCTTGGCAAAGTGTAGAAACTGCTGCCACTTTCATACCCATGTCAAAGAGAGATTTTGCGAGTTTTAACCTTTCACAGTTGAGATCTCTGATAGTTGATCCTCCCGATATCCCCAGAATCTGTGTCTGAACTGACCCACTGACACCTGTAGTACAGATATCATTGTTCAGAATAGTCATTGACGGAGATATAGCAGAAGGTGGTGGAGACTTTACAGTAGTCTCATTGATACTGGTTGTTCTAGAATCTACTGTACTTTTTGAAGTAGAATCAGTTACAATCACATCAGTTTGAGCGAGAGCGCATGTAGACATAACAAAAAGTAGCGACGCTAGCTTTTTTGTCATGGTACCTCCTTATAAGTACCATGTATTTATAAAAGTTTTACTTACGCTTGACAGGAGAAGCTAGTCCATTTATGATACATAAAACAAAGGAGCCCCTATGTTCTTCGAAATTGTCTTGCAGGTCTTCGTCTTTCTTCTCACACTATACTTTCTTCGTAGGAGTCAAGAGGTGAAGGAACAATCTGATCAATTGTTTTTTGAAGAAGCAAGAAAAAACACCAAATTTGTAACTATAGAACAAGTTGAACAATCGGGAAAAACTTACTTTCTAGTTCACACTTTTGAGGAAGAGGAGTTTGTAGCTCAGGGCTTTAGCGAGCAAGAAGCTCTAGAGAACACCAAGACACGCTTTCCTGACAAGAACATCTTCTTAGTTACTGACAACAAATAACTGCCCGTAGTTCAGCGGATAGAACAACAGCCTTCTAAGCTGTGGGTCGCAGGTTCGATTCCTGCCGGGCAGGCCAATCTCGGTGTAGTGTTAATGGCAGCACGTTGATCTCCAAAATCAAAAGATGCGGTTCGAGTCCGTACACCGAGGCCAATAAATACTTGTATTTGTTCATGGAGTGAACTATGCAAATCCTTTCACTTGACATTGCAGGTATGCCGCGTGAATGGTTGACTATCAAAGAAGCTGTCTCTTACTACACAACAGGAAAAGTTTCTTGGACGCTAGGTGAACCTGTAAGAACTCTTTACGGAGGTATACAGCGCAAAACTGGAGAGCGTTCCTCAGTAACCACACATTCAATCATTGCAGTAGATACATCTGCCTACAAGAAAGAGCGTTCTGGTCGTGTGTCTTTAACTAATCGAACCCTCTTTGGTCGTGACAAGCACACCTGTGCTTACTGTGCTAAGCAGTTCAACTACAGAAACTTATCAAGAGACCATATCGTACCTCGAGCGCGAGGAGGTGAAAACAAATGGATGAATGTGGTCACTTCTTGCATGGGTTGCAACATGTCTAAGGGAAGTCGCACTCCAGAAGAAGCAGGCATGGAACTGTGCTACGCCCCTTACATTCCAAACCTATATGAGCACCTTCTGTTGCAAAATCGCAACATTCTTGCCGATCAGATGGAGTACCTGAAAACCGGGCTCCCTAGGCATTCTCGAGTGTTGTAACAAAACAACACCGTAAAAAAGTGGTTGCACTTTCATGCAAGACCTGTATAATGCATAGTGTTGATTGACAACAAGGCGTAGAAAGATGAGCGATCTGAAAAGTTGGGAAGAGTTGACCCCCCTCGAGCAGGCGCAAGCCACTTGGTGGGACATGTACAAAGATGTCCACGGGGTTCGCCCTCGCGGTGTGGACACTTCCAATTGGACGCTGGAAGGTTTCATTGCTCAGATTGAGGCGCTCTCCATTCAGTTGAAAGAGGTCATGGAAGAAGAGCGTGCGGCGGAGAAGGAAGCAATTTGCCGGTTCGAGGAACGAGTTTCTAAACTCCTCGAGATTGGAGCTAGCAGGGACCGTGCCATCGGGTGGTTGATGGACGCCGAAGATCTAGCCGGAGATAATGAACACTTTGAGTATACCAATGGGCTTCCTTTCGGGTACCTGAGCAGGAGTTTATCTAATGGATAAAGTGGTGCGTGATGGTAAAGTCGCCGTCCTGGTTTCTCCTGGATATGGCGCGGGATGGTACTCCTGGTACGGCATCGAGGAAATGCTTTTCGATCCCAAGATCGTGGCGATGCTCGAGAACCCCGATGATGATGAGGATGTAGATACCATCATTGAATACTGCCGGGAAAAGTACGGCGAGAGCGGCTATGATGGAGCTTCTGACCTGACAATTTGCTGGGTTCCTGAGGGCAGACGCTTTGTCATAGATGAGTATGATGGGTATGAAAACATCAGATTCGAAGAAAATATCCGCTGGATCACCCCTTGACTAGGTGTTGTTTTTACACAACAAAATTGTTGTATTTTCGCAACATGCAAAAACCGGTTGCACTTTCTGCTGAGTCCTGTATAATTGATTCTGTTGAGTGATTCATTTATTGGAGATTCAGATGAGTTTCGACTTCGCTAGCCCAGATGAGCAAAACCTGTTCATCAGCCTCAAAGGCTTGTGCAACAAGAACCTGGGGTTCTTCAAGTCAGCTAAGCAGGCCCAGTTCCTGTTCCGACAGTACAGCGCCCGCTTCAATAGCTGTCACACTCGGGAGCAGGTTGCCAACCATTGGGCCGTGCCTGTGGCTGCTGACCAAGTCACTGTGGAAGCCACGGCGTATACTCGCTGGGCAGACTACGGCAGTCGCAGCGTGATCCCTGTGCTCTATGTCTTTGTCGTGGACACGCTGGGCGTGGTTGCTCAGTACAAAGTGGGCGGCAAGGGCAACCTGCGTGATGGTTGGGCCCCCGATGCCAGCAAAACGAAGTTGCTTTGGCAGCGTGATCCTGCTGTTGTGGCTCCGTTTGCTCTGCCTACTGATGCCGAGGTTGCTGCTAAGAAAGCTGCAGAGCCTGTCAGCAACTGGCTGGGCCAACCTGGCGATAAGCTGGTTATTGACGCCGTGCTGGTGCGTGGTCGGGACATGGGTATGAGTAGCTTCGGGCCCATGTTCCTGTCCGTGTTCCGTGATTGCTTCGGCAACATCGTCAACATCTGGAAGGATCTTAGAGTTGAAGTTGGTGCCCCCGTCAAGATCGCTGCTACGGTTAAGTCCCATGATGAGTACAAGGGCACTAAGCAGACGACCATGATCCGTGCTAAACTTGCGTGAGGTTATTATGAACGAACGAATTAGAGATTTAGCTTTAGATGCGCTAGTAGAGAACATCGCTAGCGAGAAGTGGGTTTTTACAGAAGAAGAACTCGAACGGTTTGCCAAGTTGATTGTGGGGGAGTGTGCCAACCAATGTGATCTGTTGCTCGATCATAAAATGAGTTCAGAATGGGCAAGAGGTACCCACGATTGTTCTCGGGCAATCAAGAAACATTTTGGAGTTGAAGAATGACTCACTTCCGAGTTCGGTATATACCCGGTGGTTGTGGGCATTACGTTTTTGAAATGAGAGATGAAAATGAGTGATAAGAAACCATTGTTTACGGTCACAGCACGAGATTGTGAATGGTCATACACTAAAGGTTCCTTTTACATTATAGGTTATTTTTCAACATGACTCTACCATTCGAAAGACTCCGGGCAGTTAATTCAACCCGTGAGTTTCTCTTTGACCTTCTCATTCCGTCTAAGACTCCGCGAGTTCCCAAAGAGGTTCGGGATCGCGCTCGGTCGCTTCTGCGGCACTATCCCTTTGAATCGGATATGGAAATGGTTAGTGACATGAATAAACTTGGTGAGCATTGTCAACCTATCTTTTCTAAGGATATGTGGAAGTGAAGTTCAAATATCGATCACAAAAACCTCGCCGCGAGCAACTGTTTGGCATGAGTGCAAGTCAATTCAAGACTCTACTAAAAAAGCTTGGCTACAAGGTTCGCCGTGATTTTTTCAAATGGGGTGCTATTGCAAAGAAAGGCAGCCGCATGTATCGTTTTCGCTACTGGGCATTTCCTGATTTCTTTGTTGACATTAGTTGCCCATTAAATGAGTTTGATCGTTGGGCAAATAGTACCGATCAAACTATCAACTTTTACAATTGGATTGAAAATGAACGAACAAGAACAACTGATCCACGATGCATGGCGAGACTCCGAAGCATATGCTGTACCTATGACTGAAGAAGGTATGAGACTTGCGGGAATTAGATTTGAGACTTTTCGCAAAGGCTGGGAATATCATAAGTTCTACCTAGAACATAATGATGTTTTTATGAAAGATTACCTTGAACATGGACCGAGGTGTGAAGATGAATGATAATTGGTGGGTCTTTCCCGTAACAGGTTTAACACTTGCGGCTATTGTTTTACTAATTGTTATTGGTGGTAAGTTGGAAAAGATGCGTATTTACAACAACTGTCTTGACAAGAATGGCACCATGCTGTATACTGATGCTGTTAAATATTGCAGAGAGATTGTAAAGTGAATGAACGGATTCGAGAATTGATGATGGAGAGTTGGAAGAATTTTCCTACGGTGTTCGATGCCGAAAAATTCGCCGACCTTATCGTAAATGAGGCTATCGGCGTAGTTCAGAAGCGGTACATGGGCGACCTGAACCGCGAGGACATGGAAGTCCGTCGATGCATCGAGGACCTAAAGAAACATTTCGGAGTCGAATGATGATCTCCATTCAAATGCTTGAAGACAATGATGTTATTGATCCAGAAGATTGGTGCCGTCCATTAAATATTGTTTCTATGGGTGGAGGTCACAGTGATTACTACAGTTTTAAAAGCGAGTATTCAGGTACTCCTGAGAACAACGTAAAGTGGGTAAAAGTCAAATACATTCTTGGCAAAGTATGGCATGGAAAGACTGTGAAAGAAATTGATGAAGGCTTGGGAAAGTTTGTCAAGTATGAATATGTGCGAGGTAATATTCCGGCAAGAAGCAAACTAAGCTTGAAAGGTTATAACATTGCTGACCTTACAAAAGTTTTTTGTGGCGAGGATGATGTATGAACGAACGAATTCGAGAACTTGCTGAAGAATCCCATAATGAATTCTACAATGTGCATATTGATTTAGAATTGTTCGCCGAGTTGATTGTTAGGGAATGTGCTAATCAATGTTTAAGCGATGACTGTATGCGTATTCTAAACCATATGGGCGTTAAGTATGAGTGACATTTGGAAACGTCGAGGTGAGATTGATCGTGCTAGGGCACTAAAGATGGAAGAACTCCTGGCTGAGTATGACAATACTGTCTACTTGCCTGCTAAGAAACAATTGCTTCGTGATTGTTTTCTTGAAGGACACCGAGGCGGTAAATACCACGACAATGGCTTTGGTTGGTCTTGGTTCTACTGTGGCAAATGTGGTGGTCGGTATGACATTAGTGGACCTGATGGGAAAACAAGCCCCGACAGTGGTTCTGAATAGTGTTGCACGAATACAACACTTAACTTTTGCTTGACAGGTATACCGCTTTTTGCTATAATATCGGTATAGTGAATGACAAGGAGCAGTTTGTGTTGATGAAAGTGTATGCAAGTCGTAAACAGAATCTTATGTGTGAAATGACCCCTATTGTGATTGAGACTAATCTTGCTTGGGCAATTCCCTATTGGACCCAACGCCGTAAAATGAATCCGAAATTGTTTTGGGAGTTTGTGTGATGAGCGATCTAACATTTGACACACGAGACGATCTAGTCAGTGCCCTCAAAGGTCTGCGGGATCATTTAGTCGATTGTGCAGAATTGGAACGCCGACTAACTCATCGTCGTCACCTAAGACCTGATTATAGAGAACTGATCAATCGTGTAGATGCTTTGGTTGATGCTGAACAAGCACTGAACCTGCGTATTCAAACAGTGGGACGATAAAATGAACGAACGAATTCGAGAACTTTATGATCAAGCACTAGTGCTGGAAAGCAACGGTGACTATGTTGCAGGTGAACTGGATCCTGTAAAGTTCGCCGAGTTGATTGTGCGAGAATGTATGCGAATGTGTGAAGTGGCTGAAGTTGGATTGCTTACCCATGGGCTTAAGGAACAATCATATGGAGCCGTTGGTGCTAAACAACATATTAGTAACTGGTTTGAGGTTGACAAATGAGTAACATTGTGCTATCATGTGGGCATGAAGTTGATGACTTTTATCATGTGCATAATGTTATGACCAAAGCAAATGACCGCGAAGGGAATAAAGCCATTGCATATCAGGCTGTGTGTGGTCCATGTGAAGATCGGTACCGTCAACATGGTGAAATTTTCGATAACATTGAAGATGCTGAAGAATGGCTTGAAAAGGATCAATGGTAATGAAACTCAGTGAACTACATCGATTGGTGAATGCTCATCACAATGAAGAACGAATGGTGCGTGAAGATCCAGAAGTTGTCATTCAAATTAAACTTCCATATTCTACTGTAGGTGCTCATCCTACAGTTAAGATCAAACACATTGGTATGGGTTTTGACTGGGACGCAGGTAAGTTCATTATCACACCAGAAGAAAACCTAACACCTGCTGACCGTGACTTTGCTGAACAGATGCGAAAGATGCAGGATGATTTGGGTTGGGCAAAGTATGAGAATCGTGGGCTCAAAGCAGAAATTAAAAAACTGAAGAAACAAATTGGAACACAAAATGACGGATCCAATTCGCAAAGCGTTTGAAGAAGTAACTTATTTGTCGCTTAGAGCAACGGGTCACGGGCTACGACGAAGGCCAGACGGGCAGTACGTCAGTGATGCTCTAGAAGACCACTGGCAGACTTTCCAAGAAGGTTGGGAAGAAGCTATCAAATGGTTGCAGAACAAAAAAAATTCATGTTATACTGATATTGTTAGTGATGGCGGAATGGATCCGAGAAAATGAAATCATATAAAGAAGAAGTAGTAGACCAAGCAATTCTTGGTTTAGTTCAAGGTGGATACCCAGAAGCAGATTCACTTCGTTTGTTGCTTGAACGAATTTATGAGTGTGGTTATAACGAACATTCGAGGCAACTAACTGAATCTGTTGTTAGAGAACATCCTATCTTCATTGTTGCAGGAACACATGAACAGTTTAGAACATATCACAGAGAAAAGGGGTTAGACCGTAGGTTTCGATATGTATCAGGACCAGAAGTGCTAAAAGGTTTTAGTAATCCACAGGTAGAATTTGTTGGCACTTGGCTAGACCGTTCTGATATTCATGATATTATTACGCAGGTGAAAGTATCTGCATGGGGAAGAAAAGAATGAGTGAAGAAAAACCCTATAGAGATAAAGAATGGTGGGAACATTATCCACTACATAAGTGGTGGTGTAATGATGTATGCCCATTGGTGCCTCGGTGGCACTATCGAGAAGGTGATGAGTGGAACTCAAACAATTGGAGTGTTCATTGGCTGATCTTCCAGGTTTGGACGATGGAACACTTTTCGTTTGGTGTAGATGCAGGACTAGACCCAAATGAACTATATGTCGGCGCTATCTTGCCTTACCTAAGAATTACAGTTGGCGTAAGGCATTGTTATTCCAACTGGCAAAGTAAACTTAACGAATTCCTGCGAAGAAAGCCTGCGATTAAGGAGCCAAAATATGACTGAAGAGAATGACGGTGTTGAAAAGGCATTGGAAGAATTGTCAGAGTTAAGGCAACAATTTCAAATAGTGATTGATGCGATGGAGAAGGAACAGGAAGAATATTGGAATTCTCTCTCTAAAGATCAGCAACTGATGGCCTTCTGTGCAGTGTCACGCCGAATCCTTGATGGTGAAATCAAACAAAAGGGTACTTATCGCTATGTGCTATATAATGTATTTGGTTTTGGACCAGAAGCATACATGCCTGCTCAGTGCGCAGGCTATCTAGATATTCACAATGCAATTTATGATGCTGAACATGAATCGGATTTACTCAAAGCATTTGCTAAGTTTCATGGGCTTGGTGAAGATGCTGTAAACAAATTTTATGCAATGGGGAGTCACAGAGTATGAATAATTATGAGAGACATGCATGGGCTGAGTTCCGTGCAGCAGGTTGGGTAGATGAGAATAATCAATTTGAAGATGAGATGCAGAAAGATATTTGTCTGCATGTTTTAGGGCTTCTTGCAGTTTTTGAAAATGAAGGGCATTCTGGTTCCTCTGCACCTTATACTGTTAATCTATTTTCTAAGTTAGCCTTGTTTAAGCCGCTTGCACCACTGACTGGTGAAGATTGGGAATGGCATGACGTAAGTGAATATGGTGGCCGAGACAATGGTCCGCTGTTTCAGAACAAACGGTGTAGTCATGTGTTCAAAGATAATAATGGAGCATATGACATTGATGGTATCGTGTTCTATGATTGGCGAATTGATGAGGAAACTGGTGAACGATATAAGAGTCATTTTACCAGTATTGAAAGTCGTGTCCCGGTGACCTTTCCCTACACTCCCACGAAAGAGTATAAAGAAAGGATTGGAGAATGACCTTATCAGAACGAGAAATTGAACTTATTGAAGGTATGATTGATGTGCAACTTCGCCATGCACAGCAATGTCAAGATATGATAGATCGTCCCGGCAGTAATGTTGTTATGGCTACAAAGCAGTTGGGTTGGGATATGGAACGAGTCGACCTTTTGCGTAAGATTAAGAAACATTTTGGAGTTGAATGATGGGAACTAATTATTATGTTGCTTCTAACCACTGTGAATGCTGTGACCGGTATGATGAAGAGTATCATATCGGCAAATCTTCATTTGGTTGGGCATTCTCGTTTCAAGGTTATCGACCAGAACGTCTTGTCTCTTGGCAACAATGGAAAGAATTTCTGAAAGACAAGATCATCATGGACGAGTATCGTGAACGAATCGACTACGATTGGTTTGTGGAATACATTGAGAATCAAAAGTCTCCAAATTTTGTAAATGATCGTGGGCGTAAGAACCAGATTCACAATGATGAAGGTAGAAAGCCGGATAAGTATGGGCACACTTGGTTCAATCCCGAATATGATTGGGATGATGAAGAAGGATACAGTTTTTCAGCGAGGGAGTTTAGCTAATGAAAATTATCAAAAAAGAATTCCATACAGTCGTTAGTGAGTTCACCTACGAATTGGATGAAGAAGAAATCATTGACCAATTCGAATCACTAGAAAACTTTAAGCAACTTCTCGATGAAGATGATTGGGATGCTCTCGACTTTATCAATCAAGGCGACTACGAGCGACATGATGATTGGGTTACAGAGCGTAAAGGCGGTTACGAGGTTACCTATGAGGTGGTAGAATGAATTTTGACTTGTCAGCTAAAAGTAATAAAAAAGACTCTTACTTCCTAAAGTTCAATATGGATGTTATGGTCAGAACCATGAAGGTCGACTATAATGATGAGGTAAAGGATACGAAGGAAGCACAGCAACTTCTACAAAAGTTCATGCTGAATCCTTCTAAGTGAACTATGCCCGAGTGGTGGAAAGGTAGACACAGCAGACTTAAAATCTGCCGCTCAAAAAGCGTACCGGTTCGAATCCGGTTTCGGGCACCATATCGGGCCTCTAGCTCATGTTGGTTAGAGCAGTGGACTCATAATCCATTGGTGCTGGGTTCGACTCCCAGGGGGCCCACCATTTTGGCAGCTTTGCTGCCTTTCTTCATTTGGAGAACCTATGTCTAACTTCTACACTAATGTCTTGCAGTATGGCAGTAAGATTTTATTTCGAGGCATTGTGAAAGGACATAAGACAACCACTAAGGTTCCTTTCAAACCATCTCTCTTTGTCAAGGGCAAGAACAAAACAGAGTTCAGGTCTCTGTTTGGCGACTATCTTGAGCGAATCGAGTTCGGTGATATCAACGAAGCTAAAGATTTCATCAAGCAGTATTCTGAAGTAGAGAACTTTGAAATCTACGGCAACAAGAACTTTGCCTATCAATACATCTCAGAGAACTATCCTGATGAGATACAGTTCGACATGTCTCAGTTGCTTATCTACTCGATTGACATTGAGACATCTGCTGAGCATGGATTTCCTGATGTAACTAATCCCATCGAGGCAGTCCTTCTCATCACTTTGCAGAATGCAAATAGTAAGGAACTTATCACCTTTGGATGTGAACCCTTCACGGTGAAGCAGGAAAATCACCAGTATGTACAGTGTCGGGATGAGCGCGATCTGCTTGAAAAGTTTGTCTTGCTAATCCAACAGGACTATCCTCACATTCTGACTGGTTGGTATTGCGAGGTGTTTGATATCCCATACCTAATTCGCCGGATCGAAAAGGTCTTGGGCGAGAGTGCGGTTCGGCGCCTGTCTCCTTGGGGTGTTATCAATGACAAGTCATTCGAGCGCATGGGTAGGCAGGTTATCGCCTTTGACATTCTAGGCATCTCGATTCTTGACTATCTCGATCTCTACAAGAAGTTTACTTACACACGACAAGAATCAGACAAACTAGATCATATCGCAAAGGTCGAATTGGGTAAGCAAAAGCTAACCCATGAGTATGATACTTTTCGAGAGTTCTACCGCAATGACTGGCAACGATTCGTAGAGTACAATGTGGTTGATGTTGAACTAGTCGACCAACTAGAAGATAAACTGCGACTCATTGAACTCATCATCACTATGGCGTATGATGCCAAGTGTAACTACAATGATGTGTTCTCGGCAGTGCGAACTTGGGATTGTATTCTGTACAATCATTGCTGGAACAAAGGGGTTGTGGTTCATCAGCGGGATGAGTCAAGGCGCGGTAGGCAAATCATTGGTGCCTTCGTTAAGGAACCAGTTCCCGGAAAGTATGATTGGGTAGTTTCTTTCGATGCAACTTCTCTGTATCCTTCTATCATCATGCAATGGAACATGTCTCCTGAGACAATGGTTCGAGGAAAGACATTCGATACAACGATTGACGGAATGGTGCACCATACCTTTGATTTGAACGATGACGATTGCATGGCGGCAAATGGATACTTCTACCGTCGAGACAAGCAAGGATTGTTTCCTGAGATCGTTCAGAAGTTGTTTGATGACAGACAGCGATACAAGAAGTCAATGATTGCTGCTCAAAAGCAATACGAGGAAACTAAAGATAAGAAACATCAGAAAGATATCTCGAAGTACAACAACTTTCAGATGGCTAGAAAGATTCAGTTGAACTCGCTGTTTGGTGCATGGGGCAACGAATACTTTAGATTCTATGATGATCGGATTGCAGAAGGTATCACGCTCACAGGTCAATATATAATCCAGAGAGTAGGTAAGGCACTTAACGAATACCTTAACAAAGTTTGCGGAACAAAAAACTTTGACTATTCTTTCTACAGCGATACAGACAGTTGCTATATCACACTCGATCCTCTAGTCAAAAAGTTCTACTCAAATCTTCCTAAAGAGAAGTTGATCGAAATTCTAGACAAAATCTGTGAAGAGAAGATCGTCAAGGTCATTAACGATTCTTGTGATGGCATGGCATCCTATGTCAATGCATTCGAGAAGAAGATCTACTTCAAGCGTGAGGCAATTGCAGATCGTGGCATTTGGGTTGCGAAGAAACGCTATGCGCTGAATGTCTATGACAATGAAGGAGTCAGGTACAAGGAACCTAAACTAAAGGTCATGGGACTCGAGATTGTAAAGTCATCGACTCCTGAACCTGTTAGAGAGGCACTGCGTGAGGCAGTTCGTCTTGCACTTACAGCAACACAGAATCAACTACAAAGTTACATCCTGAAGGTTGAGGATGACTTCAAAAAACTTAAGGCACACGAGATTGCCTTTCCTCGAGGTGTGAATGGTTTGCAGAAGTATGGTTGTCCTGCGAACATCTATAAACAGGCGACTCCCATGCATGTGCGAGGATCATTGCTATACAACTTTCATGTGAAGAAGCACAAACTCGAAAAGAAGTATGAACCCATCCAAGAGGGGGACAAGATAAAGTTTCTGTACTTGAAGGAACCTAACCCCATCGGAGAAAACTGTATCGCTTTCGTAAGTCGATTGCCCGATGAGTTGGGATTGACAAAATTCATCGACTACAATACAATGTTTCAGAAGTCGTTTATTGAACCACTTGAAACTATCCTGGGTGGTATGGGATGGAGTGCAAAGCAACAGGCGACACTAGAAGATCTTTTTGCATAAGGAAACCAAATGTCATTGCTAGAAAAACTTAAGAAGAACTCTACTATCAAAGAAACAGCGGTGTTGTCTGAGTCAAAGTTCTTTAACAAGAAGGATATGATTCAGACGCCTGTGCCCATTCTCAATGTGGCATTGTCAGGTAGTTTGACGGGAGGCCTGACCCCAGGATTGACTGTCTTTGCAGGACCCTCAAAACACTTTAAGACGGCGTTTGCACTAATGTTGGCAAAGTCGTATCTAGACAAGTACGAGGATGCAGTCGTTCTTTTCTATGATTCAGAGTTCGGTTCACCTCAGTCGTATTTCGATTCGTTTGGTATCAATACCGAGCGTGTCATTCATACCCCTATCACGGATGTGGAGCAACTAAAACATGATTCTATGGCGCAGCTTTCTAGTATTAACCGGGGCGATCACATTATGGTTATTGTGGATTCGGTTGGAAATCTAGCATCCAAGAAAGAAGTCGAAGATGCGCTTGAGGGCAAATCAGTTGCAGATATGTCTCGAGCAAAACAACTGAAGTCATTGTTTCGTATGGTGACTCCTCACTTGACCATCAAGGACATTCCTATGGTCGTGGTCAATCATACCTACAAAGAGATTGGGTTGTATCCCAAGGATGTGGTGTCGGGCGGTACAGGTGTTTACTATTCTGCAGACAACATCTTCATTATCGGTCGTCAACAAGAGAAAGACGGGACTGAACTGACAGGATATAACTTTATCATCAATGTAGAGAAGTCAAGGTATGTTCGTGAGAAGTCAAAGTTGCCTGTTGAAGTTTCTTTTGACGGGGGCATCAGCAAATGGTCGGGACTTCTTGACATTGCACTAGATGGGGGGTTCGTAACTAAACCCAGCAATGGTTGGTATGCAAAGGCAGGAGAGGACAAGAAGTATCGTCTTGCAGATACCAACAACAAAGAATTTTGGTTGCCCATTCTGACCTCAAAGGAGTTCAACTCCTATGTTGAAAATAAGTTCAAGGTATCAACAAGTGCAATCATGCAGGATGTAACCACACAAGATATTGAGGCAGAATATGACAACGCTTAATGAACTATATCGCCCCTGGGCAGTTGGTAATGCTAGTTGGGGTGTAGAAATCACTCAAGGCGAGTACAAGGATGCAGTCATTCAGATTGAGGGGGTTGAGTTCAAGGATGACACATCTGGCGAGTTGCAAGTTGACTTTCATATCGTAAACTTTCCTGATGGTATGGTCAAAGAAGATTTTGACAAATCTAACTTTGTGGAGTTGTTTCAACTGATCATTTCTGATATACTGTCAAAAGCAATCGAAGATTACAAGGAAACTAATGGCAATTGAGAATACTATTCTGAACAACCTCATGTACAATGAAAAGTATATGAGGAAGGTCTTTCCATTTCTCAAAGAAGAGTATTTTACAGACCCCAATGTCAAGATAATTTTCAAACACATATCTGAGTTCATTAACTCCTACAACTCGCTGCCCACAAAGGATGCAATCGAGATCGCCTTTCATAATGACAAGACGATTGCTGAAGATAACTTCAGCGAGGTGATGGGTATTGTCAATACCTTTGGTGAACCTGATCCTAACCTTGATTGGTTGGTCAATGAGACAGAGAAGTATTGTAAAGATCGTGCAGTTTATAATGCAATCGTAGCATCCATAGGCATTCTTGACGGACGAGACAAAGTTCATGCAAAGGATGCCATTCCTACTTTGCTGCAAGAGGCATTGGGAACTTGTTTCGATACCTCAGTGGGTCACGACTATATCGATGATGCCTTGGCAAGATATGACTTCTACAATAAAGTAGAGGACAAACTTGCTTTTGATCTGCAATACTTTAACACCATAACCAATGGTGGGTTGCCTCGAAAGACGCTTAATATCTGTCTTGCAGGAACCGGGGTGGGCAAGAGTTTGTTCATGTGTCATGTGGCAGCAAGTTGTCTCGAACAAGGCAAGAATGTTTTGTACATCACACTTGAGATGGCAGAAGAAAGAATCGCAGAGCGTATTGATGCGAACCTAATGAATACAGCGATTGACGAGTTGAAGGATCTTCCTAAGAATGTGTTTGAGAATCGTGTCAAGAAGATCACCAACAAGACTCAAGGTCGACTAATCATTAAGGAATATCCTACTGCATCAGCACATGTGGGTCACTTCAAGTCACTTTTGAATGAACTATCTCTCAAGCGAAACTTCAAACCTGACATTCTGTTCGTTGACTATTTGAACATCTGTGCAAGTTCGAGATTCAAAGCAAACAGCAACATCAATAGTTACATGATGGTGAAGTCGATTGCCGAGGAACTTCGAGGCCTAGCAGTTGAGCACAATATTCCTATCGTGTCTGCAACACAGACAACTCGAGGAGGATATGGCAACACTGATGTTGAACTGACAGATACTTCAGAATCGTTTGGTTTGCCTGCGACTGCCGACTTCATGTTTGCACTTATCAGCACAGAAGAATTAGAGAAGCTAGGTCAGTTGATGGTCAAGCAACTAAAGAATAGATACAACGATCCGTCTGCAAACAAGAGATTTCTGATCGGTGTAGATAGAAGCAAGATGAAGTTGTATGATCTAGAAGATTCTGCTCAGAGGGGTGTCTCTGACATGGGTGAATCTAGACCTGTTCTCAGTATCGAGACTCTAAACAAAAAATCACAAAGGGACTTTTCTGGCTTCAAGGTATAAATAGTTTAAGTAACCTTCAGGAGAAAGCTATGTATCAAGGTAGACGAATCTGGAGAAGGTTGAATAAAAATACAGAATGGATGCAAGGAGAAGTAACTGCTGAACTTTTCTTAGAAAAGACGCAGCGGATGATCAGCCCTTTCGGTGCTGGCATAGAAGTCATCTATGACTTTAGGTTTACATCTAGAACCCCGTTTAAGATAGGAGGGGAGTTTGATCCCTATAGGGTCAAAAGACCTATCAGCATCATCGTTCATCTAAATCCCTCTAACCTAATAAACTTTACTCCCAACAGGAAGAAGAGATTCCTTTTCCTCCTCAATCAGACTCTACAGCATGAGATGATGCATAAGTATCAGTTTACTAAGCGAGGCGAAAATCGTTTCTACGCTAAGGTAGTGAACTTTGTTAGATGCTCATCAAAGACAAGAATAAGAACGCTTGAATACTTTGCCAACATGGATGAGATCGACGCCTACGCCCACGACCTAGCCATGGAAATCAAGTTTCACTACCCCGACAAAAACCCGCAAATTATACTAAATAATATCAGTAAATACAACCAGTTAGCGGTGTGGAAAACCTATAAAAAGGCGTTCCGGGGGGCAAGATGGGTGCATATACGTGAAGAGCTGTTGCGAAAAACCAACACTTGGTTACCCACCATAAAAGATTTCTCTTGACAATGAACTTATCTTTCGCTATGATGATGGCATGTCAGGAGGTTCTATGCGTTCTATGCCGTCAGTCGGTTCTTCAATCATGGTGAGGACTCAGTATCATGGGTCTCGAGAGTACACCACTCGAGGCACAGTCATTCCTCGCATGCCGTGGTTAACCCCCTCTCAGTTTGCTGTTGCTACGGGCAATCCTGACTTCCCCAAAGCGGTCATTGATATCTCTCGAGTGGTTGAACTCAAGATTGTATCGGGATCTGCTGTCTCTGTTGACACCTCGAGCACAAGGCAGTTTCGAGTCACCAGCAAGTCTACGGGCAAGTCGTACATTGTCAGCGCTGTTGGTGGCAAAATTTCTTGCACCTGCACGGGATTTTCTTACCGCAGGACCTGCAAGCACTCACAAGCAGTAAGCAAAAAGATCACCCATGAGAATTGAAGGCGTTACCAAGCGACAGAAGGAACTCCTCGATATCATGTGGACGATTAGCAGTCGCACAGATCTAGACGCCTGGCTAGACACACTTAACCTTAAGGATCAGCAGGATGCAGTTGTGCTTCTGCATGTGCTCCTGCTGGAGATGATTGACCAAGACCTCGAGGAGGATGAGAGCTACCGTGAAAGTAACGAAATCTTGCAGCGTTTCATGTTGTGAAAAAACAACACCTTTGTTGCATTGAAACAACACCCGAAAAAAGTGGTTGCACTTCTCGCTAGAAGGTGTATAATTGATTCTGTTGAGTGATTGAAACGAGGAAAGAATCATGGCATATGTCTCTCACGCTGATGTCTACGCTCTCGCCGATGAACTGGTTTCTTACGCTTAATTGGAGACAGTGTAATGATTACTCAGACATTCAAAGTTGCTTCTGCTATTCGAACGATTAGTGGTCGTGGTTCTACAATTTTCAATGATAAGCTGGTCGATGGTCGGCGTAGCTTGAAAGTTTGGGGGTGGATGTACGCCGAGTATGCCCAAGCAGCAGATATTCTTCGCCAGCAAGGGCATGAGGTTAGTATGGTACAGGTGCCCGCTGGTCGCGGAAAGCGCTGGCGCTTGCATGTTGCAGAAAAACAACAGTAATTTGTTGCATTTTTGCAACACTTGACAAAGTTTCTAGATCCTGTATAATTGTTTATGTTGATTGATTGAAACGAGGAAGAAAGATGCGTACTAAGCAAATTGTCAGGGGTCTAGCCAATAGCCAGAAATTCAGGTTCATCTTGACCTCCAAAGATGGCGCTGAGGTTGGCATGGTTATTACTGTTCAGCAAATGAGTGATTGCTTCGCAACC